CCCTTGTAAGGGGCCTCCGGAGTGATCCGCACCAAAGTGGTGTCCTCATCAACAGTGTTGAGACAATTACATGGCCCTCAGAACCCGTACAAGATCCTCGGGAAGTATTCCGGGATATTGGATCCAAATCGGCGGTCTACCGTGTGTAGCCTTGCAGCACAATTCATCTGTTGTGAAGCATAAGGAAACTACGGTAGATGACACCGCCTTTGGGGATGGCCACTATTTCGATTCAACTAAGATCGATCTAGAGGGTCACGGGGTGAGCTGTGATGGGCCCAGGTGCAATGGAACTTTCGGGGAGCGCATGAGGGAGTTTTATCCTCAGGCGTTCCGTGGCGGTTCCCTTGACGCATGGGCGGCTCATGTAGCTGTCGACGGTCGTCCGACTGATGGAGGCTTGGCTGCTCAATTATTGGCTTTGACTAATCCGTCAAGGCCCGTAGTTGATCTCCCGGTTGCCATCGGAGAGTTGGCGGAATTACCGTCACTCTTCCGGAGGTTTGGTGATAGCTGGATAAGAAATGCAGCTGAAACCAATATACGATACCAGTTTGGTGTCGCACCTCTGATTCGGGACCTTCAGTCATTAGTTAACTTTCAATCCGAGTTCGCTAAGCGCGAGCGCGAGATTAATAGTTTGGCTGAAGGGAACCTCCGAAGACGACGTGAACTCTTCCGTGGGGTAGGTATGTGGAACGGATATGCCGTACAAACTAATAGCGGCGCACCCGGACCATCCTACCACGACGTTCAAAAGGTAACTAATGAACGCTGCTGGGGTTTCGTTCGGTGGAAACCGACCGTAACATTACCCAGAACAGAAGAATCACGAAGGAATCTTGTTCGACGTGCGGTCTTAGGCCTTACAGTAGATTTTAACACTGCTTGGCAACTAATACCGTGGTCGTGGCTCGTGGACTGGTGTACCTCTGCAGGCGATTTCTTAATGGCCAGCAGAAACATCATTCCATGTGTCCCGACGGGCGTTGTTATAATGTCCCATCGCAAGACCGTGGGTAACTTTACGAGGCACTCTTCGAGTAACCTCCCAAACCTGGGACCGAATATAGTCACTTCGCAGTCGCTTAGTGACTTCGTTATTCGTTCGGAAAGTAAAACACGGAATCCGTCGTCTCCTTCACTGTCTGCCCAACTGCCTGTGTTGAGTTATAGGCAGTTGTCGATTATCGGTTCGCTGATGATACAAAGATATCGGCGTTAGAACCGGTACTTTGTTGAAACCAGAAAACCAAAGGAAGTAAGTATGGCCCTAGGGCAACCCACACTCACCGTGACTATTAACGCAGTCGCCAAGGTCCTTAACAGGATCGCGGACGACGGTTATACGTCAGAGTATCTCTTGCGAGGTACTCTTGATGAGTTTCGAGCGAAGATCCGGCATTCGTCCTACACGGACAAGCGCGGTGTGGTGATAGATCGCCACAACGTCGAGTTCGTGCAGACCGTATTTCCGGTCGCTCCGTCGGAGAAGTCTACGGTACGGAAGATCTACGCAGTTCTCGAAAACGAGAATGCGGATGATGCAACCGCGTCGTTGAACTTCTACAACGGCTTCGTCGCGCTGCTTACCAGTGCGCACAATGCGGAACTGATCAACTGGATCAGCTAATCACTGGTCGATAGTCCAGTAATGGACTAACGGTGCAGGGGGCTTCTGGGCTTGGAATAGTTTCTCCGAAAGGAAAAGACTATGAAAAGCCAAGAACGTACGTTACTTCTTGTCGAAGAAGGACTCCTTAAAGATGTCCTTCTTGCATACCCTCAGATTGAGGGGATTGATAAGGACTTGTTCCGAATCACCTCCTCTGTCAAAAATCGAGGTCTAGGTTTCTTTACCCTAGACCTCCCCAACCTCGATTCCTTATTGTTACAAGGACTCGAAAAGGGACGCCTGATCCTCGAAGGGCCTTGCAGTCATGCAAGGTCTAAGAAGATTAGAGTGCCGAGATTGTTTTCGGGACTCTGGTTGCGCGTATTTGACAAATCTGGTGTCTTACTTGAAGACGTCGATGTAACCGCAATCGCTTTTCTTAGGCAACTTTGTTGCTTAGGTAAGCGTATTGAGGTTCCATGCGCCCCGCATCGCGTAAAAGCGATAAAGGACGAATATCATGGAATCGAATCAGAATGTAGGTCGCCCACCTTACGGTGGGATTCCGATATTCTTGATCCTGACTGTCGCAGCGGTACCGTTTCTTTTAATGACGGCATCGATGGCGACTACCCGCTCTTCGGCCCTCGAGAAAATCGAGAGTTCGAAGGTCGGGACTTCAGGCGACTTCTCAGAAATCTTGAACATGTTTGTTCGAGAATTTCTGCCGCGTTTGGTACGCCTGACATCGAAGCTCTTTCCCAAGGGAAAGGACAAGATTCAGGCACCGCGCGCGGATTAAGACATGGACCGGGTGCTGTATCGGACATTAGGAGAGGCGGTGATAAGTTTGCCTTTCCGAATTGGCCCGATAAATTGCAGCACTACTTTCCATTCGATAGTTATGGCGTTTTAAACCTTAACCATTTTATGGAAAGACCGTATCCATCACCGCACGAACCGCCCAGCAAGTTAATGCAGGTTCCAAAGACGGCAAAGGCTCCGAGGCTTATAGCTTCTGAGCCTACATGTCATCAATGGTGCCAGCAATTGCTGGCGCGTTTCGTTGCGGATAGGCTGGAGAAGATCTTTCGTGGTGACTTTGTCACTATTCGAGATCAAGCTCCATCCCAACGTATGGTGGTAGCTGCGTCC